AAGAGAAGCAAAGGCAGCAGCAAGTTTAGAGAAAACATTACAAAGCTTGATTGTTATGGAAAGAGAGTTCTCAGTTCAGAAAGCTAAAAACAATGTTATCATTAGAGAGGCAGAAGCATTAGCAGCAGACCAAAACGCATCTTTAGACTTAAGAGTTACTAAGTTAAAAGAGGCAATGGCTTTAATTGAGGAGCAAGCTCTTGAAGAGGAAAGACTTGCTAAATTAAATTTAGATACAATCACAGAACAAAATAGACTTGGAGAATCTTTAGAAGCAGATAAACAAAAGCAAGCTGATGCAGAGATTGCATTGATAAATATTAGAGCAGAGGCAGCAGATAGGAGAAAGGCTTTGATTGGGCAATTACAATCTTTAAATACACAGTTACAAGTACAGGAGCAAGAGCAGGCATTTGCAAAAGTAAAGAATGAGGAGATGACAAATGGAATAATTTTGGAAAACTCTAAAACTTTAAATCAATTAAGGGTAGAAGATGCAGAGCAAACTAATCTTAAGCTAATAGATACAAGGCAAGAATTAAACGATGCTTTACTAGATTCTGAAAAGGAGTTGAGTAAAGATGAGCAGCTACTAAGAAAGTCAAACACAGAATCTCAACTACAAGCAGGCGCACAATTAGCAGGTGCATTGTCAAGTCTTGCAGGAGATAACAAAGAGCTTGCAGTTGCATCAGCAATTATAGATACTTATGTAGGTGCAAACAAGGCATTCGCACAAGGTGGTGTTGCAGGTTTCATAACAGGTGCAGCAGTAATTGCAGGAGGTTTAGCGAATGTTAGAAACATAATGCAAACTGAGGTCAAAGGTTCAGGAGGTGGTGCATCAGCATCAATACCGAACGCATCTCCAATAGGCAATACAATAGGGCAAGCAATACCTGTAAATGCTAACCTAAACGATTTAGTTAATCAAGGAAACGATGCTCCTCCTGTGCAAGCCTATGTAATATCTCAAGAGGTAACGGATTCACAAGAAGCAGATTTATACATTAAAACTCAAACTGTATTATAATGAAAAAAAAGAAAGACGAAGAAAAGCGTAAAAAAAGAAAGTACGACAAAATGAAATTAGTTGAGTTTGTGCTTAACGAGAACGATGCCGATGTTGGTGTCTTTGCTATTAGTTTAGTGGAAGACCCTGCGATAGAAGAAAACTTTATGTATTTCTCTAGATCTGGCAAGCCACAAAAGTTTGCTACTCTAAACGATGAGAAACGCATTGTCATGGGTGCAGTAATGATTCCTGACATGCCAATATTAAGAGTTGATGCAGAGGGCGAAAAGTACAACTGCTTTTTTAGTAAGGAAACAATACGCAGAGTTGAGGAGCTTTACATGATTAATAGCAAACATCAGTCTGCAACTTTAGGACATGAGAGAGCAGTTAACGGAGTTACTACAATTGAAACTTGGATTGTTGAAGATTCAAAGATTGACAAGTCTGCATTACATGGGTTTAATTATCCTGTTGGAAGTTGGGTTGCCTGTATGAAGATTGAGAATGAAGATGTTTGGAGTAACTATATAAAAGAGGGCGAGGTCAAAGGTTTTTCTATTGAGGGCTATTTTGATACTAAAGAATCTGATGGTATTAAAATGGAGAAAGAAGATGTGTTGAGTAAGCTCAGACAAATCATCAAGGATAGCGAAAATAAAACAAAGAAAAAGTAAACCTATTTAATAGAATAGAAACAAACCCTAGAAAATGGAAGCATTAGACAAAATCAAAGAAATTTTGGGTATGGTAGAAGTGGTAAGCGAAAACGAACCTACACCTGCTGAGTTATCCGAAGCAAAAGAACATTTAAAATTTGAAGAGGCAACTCTTGAAGATGGTACTATAATAAGTGCTGATTCATTTGAGATTGGTAACGAGGTGTTTATCGTTGTAGAAGATGAGCGTCAACCAATGCCTATCGGAGAGTATGTTTTTGCTGATGGTACTTTGTTAGTAGTAGAGGAAGAGGGAGTTATTGCTCGTATCGGAATACCTGAAGAAGAAGTTGTTGAGGAAGTAGTTGAGGATTCAAAAACTGAAGAACTTAGCGAAGCCAACACAGAAACAAAAGACGCATTAGTGCAAGCGATTGGAGTGCTAGAAAATTTAGTACAGGAATTTGCAAGCATTAAAGAAGAATTCAATACTTTGAAAACTGCAAAAGAAGAGGCAGTTGCTAAAGTTGAGGAGTTCGAAAAAGTAGGCGAGGAGATAACTCCAAGTCCAGAGGGAAAGACATCAGAAACTAAATCAATGGTTGAGTTTTCTAAGTTAAGTCCACAAGAGAGAGTTCAATATTTAATTAATAAAAACCAAAATATTTAAAAAATGGCAGATTCGTATACTAAACTGTACGCAGGGAAAGCGGCAGCAGGGTTTATGAGTGCATCTCTACTAAGTGGAGAAACACTAGCAAAAGGATACTTGACTGTGTTACCAAACGTAGCATTCAAAGTAAACCTAAACAATTTTAATTTAGCAGCAGCAGCAGTTGCAGATGCTACTTGTGATTTTACAAGTGCAGGAGATGTAACTTACGTTGAGAAAGCTCTTGCTCCAAAGCGTTTACAAGTAAACAGAGCATTGTGTAAAAACGATTGGCTTTCAACTTGGGCAGGTGCAAACATGAGAGCAGGTTTAGATGGTACTTTACAATCTGACTTTGCAACTTACCTTATTTCTTACGCAGGTTCTTTAGTAGGGCAGCAAGTAGAAAAGTCAATTTGGCAAGGTGCAGCAGCAACAGGTGGAGAGTTTGACGGATTCCAAGCGTTACTTACTGCCGATGGTGGTGCAGATGTAGCAGCAGTTGGTGGTGGTATCAACGCAGGAAACGTAATTGCTGAAATTGGTAAAGTTCGTGATGCAATTGCAGATGCAGTTTACGGACAAGATGACTTATGTATCTTTATGGGTACAGCAGCATTCAAATCTTACATCTCAGCTCAAGCAGCTTTAGGTTACTTAAACCAATACCATGCAGGTGTAACTGAGTCAAACTTTGAGGGTATTCCTATCAAGTGGTGTCCGGGTATGGCAGCTAACGTAATGGTAGCAGGTCGTAAATCTAACATGTTCTTTGCAACAGACTTAGAGGGAGATATGACTGAGGTTAAGCTATTAGACCAAACTATGGTTGATGGTTCAGATAATGTTAATTTAGTAATGAAGTTCAATGCAGGTGTAGGTTACTCTACTCGTGCAGACATCGTTCTTTACGCATAATTCGTTAAGGTATGGCATGTTTATTAACAAATGGTAGAGGCTTAGAGTGTAGAGAAGCAGTAGGTGGTTTAAGAAACGTTTACTTTGCTAATCATGATACTTTAGGTGCTTACACAGTTGACGCAGATGGTCAGCTTACAGATGTAGCAGGAACTACAAATGTTTTCAAATATGCTTTAAACCCACAAAGCTCTGAATATACTGAAACTATAACTGTGTCTGAGGACAATGGTACGGTATTTTATGAGCAAGTAACTACTTTAATGTTACCAAATTTAAGCAAAGAAGCTCTCAAGGCTCTTCGTTTATTAACAGCAGGTCGATTCCAAATATTTACAGAGGATAATAATGTAAATGAAGCGACAGGTTTTGGACAATGTTATTTAGTAGGTGCTTACAATGGTGCAACTGTTACAGGTGGTAGCGTTGCATTGGGTAAAGCTCTTGGCGATATGAGTGGCTATACATTGACGATAACATCAAGAGAGCGTAAATCAGCTCTTTTCGTTGAACCGGGAACAACAACCATATTTGATGGTTTAGGTTCTACAATAACTGTTGTAGATTCATAGATCTGGTACATAATATTAGAACCCTTGCAGAGATGTGAGGGTTTTTTTTGCTCTATATTAAAACAAAACAAGTAGTTTACTATTTAATAATATACTTAAAAAACAAGATTATGCCACAGAATACAATAGTAAGACAAGCAGCAACTGCTTCAGTAGTAACTCCAAGCGATTCAACTGCAATAGTAGGTGCATCTTTTAACTCTCCTGCTGCATTATTTGTAGGTACAGGTGGAGATATAAACGTTATCACTTTAGGTGGTTCTACTGTCTTATTAAAGAACATAGCAAACGGAACATTTTTACCTGTTCAAGTTACGCATGTAAAAGCAACTGACACAACTGCAACTGACATAGTAGCTTTATTTTAAAATAGGGCTATATGTTAGTAAACATTATACAAAATACAATAAGCAGTTTCCGTAGTGCATTAGCTGCTGCTGTAGTTATCACAACCAATCTAAAGATGTGGCTTGGATTTGAAACGAGCGAAACATTAGGTAGGGAGGAAGTTGTCAATGGAGATTTTTCTGATAATACGACAGGTTGGAGTCCAAATGATTCAACTTTGTCGGTAACAGATAATGTTCTTGAAATTAAAGCTGATGGTACAGGAGGGTTTGGTTTAGCTCAACAAACGATTACTACAAACTCAGGTAGTTCATATAGTTTAGAAATAAAACTTAAAAAAGGAACTCATAACGCCGATGTTCGAGTTGGTTCATCAAGTGGAGGTTCTCAGTTACTTGTAGGTACCGCAGTTTCATCTACTGAATTTGTTACTCAAAAATATACATTTACTGCGGTAAGTAGTTCTTCTTATATAATGCTTAGAGCAATGAATAGTACGATTAATTCTACTGCTTATTTTGAAAACCTATCCGTAAAAGAACTAACCCAAATCACACCTGACAAATCGGGCAACAATAATGTAGGCGAGTTGTTTACAGGTAAGGCTCTTGAGTTTGATGGCTCAACTACTTATGTAAGTGCAAATAGTTTTGCAGGTACATTAAGTACAGGCGATGCGTTTACCTTTGCTATATGGTTTAATTCTGACAAAACTCCAACTGACTATTTTAGAAATATTTTAATAAGTTCAGGAGGTCCTCAACAATTTACAAATATTTTTAAAATTGGAGTAAATCCACAAACAAGTGCGACAGGTTCAGCAAATGTAGGTGGTATATATTTTGATGATTCAGCATCAGCATATAATAATGTTGTACCATTAAGTGGAGGAGTTAATTATAACGATGGTCAATGGCACAGACTTGTAGTTGCAAGAAGGTCAGGAAGTGGAAATAAAGATTTATCTTTTTATGTTGATGGAAGTTTAATTGGTACTGCACCTTCCAACCCTCTTTGGAATAATGTAAATCTTTTTGACTTTGGTCAAGAGTGGGATGGTGGAGGAACTTCAGACCATTTTGGAGGTAAAATATCAAATATTCAAGTTTATGATTATGCTTGGACATCAGATGATGTTACATACGATTACGCAAACCCAAATAAACTTGCAATAGATAACCCTAATACGTCTTTAAGCGTTACGAACTTAAAAGGTTATTGGGCTTTGAGCGAGGGCGATGGATTGGTAGCCTACGATAGTGGTACTAATTTGGAAGAGGAAGAGGTTGTTGATGGAGATTTTCCTTTACCAAATGTAAATTGGGGGCTTGGGGATGGTTGGAGCATTGCTAATAATAAAGCAAGTAATGATGGGGAGTCAGGTTCAAATAATTTACGCCAAGATGATATACTTACATTAAATAAGTCGTATCAAATAGCTATTGAGGTGTCTGATTATGAAAGTGGTAACGTAGAGGTTTCAGCAGGGGGAGCGCCAAGAGGCACAATGACAGCGAATGGAACGTATACTTTCACCCAAGTGGCTAGTGGTAGTGATTTTTTCATCGTAGCGAATAGCTTTGTAGGTTCAGTAAGCAACGTTTCCGTTCGAGAAATAACCGCATCCGACCACGGAGGTATTTTAAACGGAGCTACATACGTTGATGCTCAACCAAGAATACCACAACTAGGTATGATGAATTGGAGTAAGGGGAGTAATTTGTTGACGTATAGTGAAGATTTTAGTCAAAGTGTTTGGACAAAAAACAATTTAACTGAAACTTATGGTTTTACATCTCCAACAGGGCTTCTTAATGCAACTAGGTTAAGAAGAACTAGCTCAAATTCATATATTGATTCTACAATAAATATTACAACTGTTCAATATAATACTGCGTCTATATATGTTAAAGGTGTTAGTAGTACTATTGGCGAAGATGTAAGATTGTATGTTTACAATGGTACAGGTGTTAGTAGTGAGGCTTTTACTCTTACAGGAGATTGGCAAAGAATAACACATACAAATAGTTCTGCATCAGGTCAATCGTCTATGAAGATAAAATTAGGTATTCCAAATGTAACAAATGGAGAAGTTTTAGTTTGGGCAGCTCAACTAGAACAATCATCTTCAGCAAGTGCTTACAGGCTAACAGATGGAGGAGCAACATCGAACTCAACTGTTATACCTAACCCAACTATACCAACACAAGACATCTTCGGTAACCTAGTTCGAGATAGATTGAACTCGTTTAATTTAGATGGAAGTGGTTATGCTGAGGTGGCTGATGATGATGATTTAGATATAGGCACAGGTGCTTTTACAATGGAGTGTTGGGTTAAAGCAGATTTTGAAAATACAGGAAATGCATTAAATATTATTTTTATTTTAGGTGGAGAATATGCAAATACCGATACTGCAAGTATTTGGGTAAATAGTACAACACTTAATGCTAGAATTGGAAGCAAGGTCTTAAATGCTGATAGTAACTATACTATTGGAGATTGGTATCACGTATGTGTTACAAGAGATGGTAGTAATTTATGTACTTTGTATATAGATGCAGAAGCTCAATTAGATACAGAAACAGCAAGTGAATCAATTACAAATACATCAACTAAGCTAATAGGTAGAGATACATTAACTACTAGGTTTTATAAAAACTTAATTAGCGATGTAAGACTTTACGATAGAGCATTATCAGCAGACGAAGTAGAAAACAATTATAACGCAGGTTTATCTGCACATACAAATTAATTATTATGAGAGGAAATGTATATATGTGTTTAGATAACACAACTTTTAATAAACTAATACCAACAGAGTTAGTAGCTACTTACGGAATACCTGAGTACGATGAAGAGGGTATCCAAAACGGAGTAATTCATCCAACGTTTAAAGAGCTTGGAGAATACAACAAAAGAAAGTTCGGTGCTAACCCAATGGTTAAAATCGGAAACGCTAAATTTTATATAATACAACTCGAAGCAAGTTGGTTAGATGGAGAACTATCCGCTTTACTTAAGCTAGGTAAGGAAAAGGAATATCCAAATAACTGCTTAATGACAAGAACGGAAGCAGCTCAATTTGTAAGTAAGCATTCAAAAGATAATTAAAATGATTTACTTTGATAAACATAAAGTCAAGAGTAAAACTGTTTACAAGATTACGCATGTAAATGGAGATGATATACTTATTACAAGATATTTTGACATGCACAAAGATGCAGAGCAGTTTGCTGATATGTATGCTAAAAAAAGAGGTTGTGAAATTCACAAATCGTTCAAAGTAAAAAAGAAAAAATAAATGGAGCATTGGGTACAAAATATTGCTGCAAATAAATTGTCTTTAAACATTTACAATCAATGTGTAGATGCAGAGGGTAATTACTTTTTGATTGGTGTAATAGATGACCAAACAAGAGTTTCAACATACGGAGTATTTTCTCCTGTTGCCAGATCTAAAAGAGCAATAAGATTTGATGTACCTACAAACGCAGCTCCATTTAATGCATTAAAGACAAACTCATTTTACAATGTTGTTGTATATGAGCAAACAAACAACTCAAATACAGACCCAACAAACGCAGTTGTTTTAGGTTTACGTTGGGAGGGTACAATGATAATAGATGCAGATAGTGAGGTTACATTTACTGAGTATGCAAACCCAACTGCAAGAAATTACGTTTACTATAACACAGAAGAATAAGCAGCATGATAAATTTAGTACAAATGGCTTCCTATACTACTCCAAAGATTGAGGAGAACCCTGCAAGAGAGTGGGTGGAATATGGTAGAGATAAC